TGCCGCAGAATTAGTTCCTGAATAGACACTAAGGGATGTTATCATCCGGGGTTTATCTGCGGCTGAAAGTATTCGCCACCCATAGCCTACATCTTGAGCGGGTTGGGTGACTGTGTCCATAGACCAACTTGAGAGTTCTCCACCCATGCGATCACCGCTTCTCGGCCCACCGCACGATCTCCCGCATTCTCTTGACTCCCATCAACTCGCAATCGAACAGCAGTTTTGCTGCCTTCTTGACGGCTGCTTTCTCAGAAGCGGCCATGATCGAAAGTCGCGCTTTTGCTCTTTTACTGATTGCCATATCGTCACCGCCTACGCATCGGTTCGATAGACCAACCTTGAGTTCAATGCGACCGGCACTCTGCACGGTTGCCAAGTCATTCCTGCGTTCCCGCCTGATGATGTGAAAGAAACGGATCCGGTCGGAACGCCCGATCCATCTAGGAGATAAACGGGCGAAGTCAATTCCGCGTCGTTGTTTCCGCTTGATGCCATCCAATGAGTGATTACGCGGCCTTGTAGTGTAATTCCAATGCCCTGCCCGTCGAGGACCGACACGAACTCATGTTCGCCGGAACCGGTCGCTGTGACAGCGAATACATGGTATTCACCATTTGAGCAAGCGACGCTAACTGCTGCCTCTCTATCAGACACAGCATTGGCCATGCAGATTACCTGATCCCCACTCGCTAGAGGTTTAGCATAGGGCATCGGTGCGGGGAGTCCCTGTGATCCTCCGGCGATGCCTGATCCCATCGGGAGGGCTGCCTTGATCTTACCCGCACTCCTGATGAAGCAATATGAGAAATCGTTCTCGCAGACAATTCCGGCCTTGACCAAATTAAACCCGCCAAACTGTTGAGTTCCGAATGTCCCTGCGGTTTGCTGACTGCCTACAAAATTTTGATCGGTCAAAATCTCTTCTTCGCTACTTTCGGTTTGCGATGTGTTGAGCAGGGGTATAGTAGATCCTCTAGAGGAAATCAGAGATCCGTATGCGTTCACATTTGCCATACGATCACATCCTCACGCCTTTCCCTAGAACGGGGTGAATGATGTTGCGTGTTATGTTAGACAGAGGTTTCCTGAGCAGTTTCCTGCCGACCGAAAATCCGACCGAGGTCGAGAATGCGGCGAATGCCATCGGGAACAGGTTCGCTTGGAAATTATTCGACATGGTTTGAAGTGCTAGAGAAGGCTCTTGCACAATGTCTGCGAGAGAGATTTGACCCGCCCCAACGGTCGTGGTCGCAAGTGTCTGCGTTCCTCTCATGCCTATGCCCAAATCGGAGGTTGTGAGTGTCTTAGTGCCGAGATCTCCGGCCCCGGTGATGAACGCTGCTAGAGATCCACCTGTGACACCCTCAGAGAGGATGGAGGCATAGGCTAGGGCTTCTAGTCCGTTCAAGATCGAGAAGGTCTTTCTTCGGCGACTTCGCTTTGCTTTGCGGCGCGGCATAACTGGGGTTGTAAAAAAACTCGCCAATAAAATAACCGGCTAGATCAGGTGAACTTTCCGTCTTGGTCGCGTTCTCTCACAATCGCTTCAATCGGAGTCTGATTCATTCTAGTGGTGATGAATTGGGCGATGGCAGCCTGAACAGGGTTGACCGGTTCGAAATCCCCGCCGCTCTGTTCAAGGATCCCTCTAATGGCCCCTGCCAACCGACCGTCAAGATCCTCAAACATTCCATGCAACCATGCTACGGCTTTTCCGGCTAGCCAAATCGTCAGAATGAGGTGAATCAATGTGAAAGAAGCAGCCACTATCGCCCAATCCATCGCCCCTACGATCACTAACCGGCCCTTAACCAAACCGGAACCGGCCTTGACCGAGTTTTAGATCCGGTTTTCCGGCCCTAGTAGTAGTAGTAGTGCTATTACTTTAGTAAAAGTAAGTAGTATTATGAAAATAATACATTGATATGCTCAAGCCGACTCGGAGGACTGCCGGCGACTCCGGCGACAGGTGAAAAAATGAGCAAAGAGCAGTATGAAGAGAGAAGATTCGCGGCGAAAACGCAGCGAGTGATTGACCAAGCGAACGAGATCGTAGAAGAATACGCAGGGCAGAATCTGACCCTTCGACAATTGTTCTATCAATTCGTTGCTAGGGATCTACTAGAGAACACGATGAGGAATTACAAGAAACTAGGAGACATCCTCCGAAATGCGAGAATGGCAGGGCTTGTTTCATGGGATGTTCTAGAAGATCGCACAAGAGGACTGACAGGATGGAGTGGCGGCGTAAGAAGCCCTGCAATGGCAATTAGGCGGGCTGCTTGGTCATACAAAGAGCCACGATGGGACAATCAACCGGTCAAGGTCGAAGTTTGGATTGAGAAGGAGGCATTGAGTGGTGTTTTGACCGATCCTTGCTTTGAGAACCGATGCGACTATTTCGCGACTAAGGGCTATCCTTCAATTTCGAGTTTGAAAGAAGCAGCAGACCGAATGAAGCGGCGGTGGAATGAGGACCGTAAAACAGTCATTCTCTACTTTTCCGACCATGACCCCGAAGGCCTCCACATGCCGCAGCAAGTCGGAGAAGCACTCGCTGACTTCGGCGTTCATCAGTATATGTTGGAGATCCGCAGAATGGGTTTGACAATGGATCAGATCAGGCAGTATCAGCCGCCGTCATCAACGGCTAAATCGGGTTCCTCAAGAATTGATTGGTATCATGACGAAACTGGAACCGATCAAGCATGGGAATTAGACGCGCTGAAACCCGCCGTCATTCAGGATCTCATCAGAAGGGAGATCGAAGAGATCCGAGATGAGGATCTATGGAGGGAGGCAATTGAAAGTGAAGAGAGAGGTAAAGCCATGATGGAGAGGATCGCTGAGAATTATGATGAAATCGTTGAGTGGCTAGATTCCCAAGAAGAGGATGATGACGAGTTGGAGGAATACGAATGGTGAAGAAGCGATTCGTTGTGATCGTTGGCGGTTGGCGGCCTGTTGGTGAATACGATACAAAGGCAGAGGCTCAAGCGAAGGCTGACACCTGCATATCAGGGATCGTAGATATTAGAGAGAGATCCCCCGGCACTTATCCGCATATTTCGACCTTGACCGAAAAAGGAGATGATGAGGAATGAAACTTCGCTGCACCTTCTGTAAGATCATATTCGACTGTCCCGATTTCGAAGCGGTGGCTGCGATTCAAGGCCAACAATGCTTCATCACTAGGCAGGGAGTCACACACAAACTTTCGGAGGTTCCTCAATGAGTCATATCACTTCGATTAGCCTAGATCCCGAGTCAGCGAGATTAGCGCAGAGGATGAAGCGCGAAGGCAAGAACTTCTCAAAGTTTGTCAGAGAATGCCTCCATCTCTATTACCGATCAGAAGGCCAAGAATGCCTTGAAAGGAATCAGATCGTGTGGACTGATACTGAACCGTTCTGCAATCCCTCCGCTTCTCATTTCTGCCGCAAGTGTTGGCCGGCCGGCCCACCTTCAAGAGAGGACATGAAAGCGGCTCAAACCCATGTCGGCCAACTCAAGAATGCCCGTCAAAGACAGGCGGTCAAAGATGAGTATCTGATCGAGGGGCAATTTCACTACGATGAGAATCATATTCTGCAAATGAACCTAGAGCCTTCAATTCTCAAATGGTTGAGGCAGCGAGCCGAAGAACACAATGCGTTCATCATGCCTCTCGCTGACCTTGATCTTGAGGGAAATGCAAAACCGGTCAAGGTCGAAAAGCCCCGAAAGGGACTGTTGAAGCGGATCCTTTCAGAAATGGGCCGTTAGAGCCAATCTGAGAGCCTCTAACCCCTCAGCCTACCAATGAGTCAAGTTTGTCTCGCAATTGCCTCTATGGTATGCTCCAAGAGGCGAGTTTTTCGGTATGACCATTTTTCACCGGATCGTTGTCGGATCGAGGCCTATTTTGTTGAATAGGTTGGATAATGTGATCGCTGCTGCTGTCCCTGCTGAGGAAATCTCGCCCGCCACATCTTCACCGACTTCGACACCGATTGATCCTAAGATCGCCCCGATCAGACCACCAACCGGCCCGCCTACGGCTGTCCCTGCTGCTGCCCCTCCCAATGCTCCGGCTAGGTTCTGAATCTCCAGCCAATCCTTGATCTCTTGATAGGTCATGTTCTCGGTGATCTCCGGCCAATCATCCGGCAGCACAGAGGGCAGAGTTAGACCGAGCAAAGCAGCGATCAGAAGAAGCGTTGTGTTGTCGTTAATCGCCTTGACAACAGGGTCGGCCACATTCCTAAAGGAATAAGCGGTCATGGCCGATTCTAGGACTTCTCGCTCTTTGCCGCCTAGTGTGATCCGATGCTCTATGACCTTCGTTCCATCAACAGGGAGTCTTGGCACTTAGCCCACATCCGCAGACACGACTGAATGAATTAGGGTTCCTCCTGTGTTTGCGTCAGCGATACAAGCGATCAACATATACTGAGGCGGGAGCATGATGTATAGACAGCCTCCGCGATCTGTGGTTAGGCCGAACCCTGTCTCCGGGCTTGTTCCCGAGGAAAGGTTCCCGGTATTGTGGAAACATTGGACTCCATAGATCCCCCCGGTTTCGGTCATATCATAGCCACCCGCTAGACCTACTGACGGAGGTTGACTCGGGACCACGAAGTAGCGGATCGTTGCTGCCGCAGAATTAGTTCCTGAATAGACACTAAGGGATGTTATCATCCGGGGTTTATCTGCGGCTGAAAGTATTCGCCACCCATAGCCTACATCTTGAGCGGGTTGGGTGACTGTGTCCATAGACCAACTTGAGAGTTCTCCACC